GGTGTAGTTTCTTACTTGCCATTAGGTCTTTACAAGAAGTCTAGTGGTGAGGCGTTGGGGAACCCTCTTTGGATAGACCAACCAGACTATCGGCAACCTAGATCCGTCACAATATCCTGGACTGTCGATAGTTTGTTGTTTTATGGTGTTGCTTATTGGCGAGTTACAGAATTATATGCAGATGATTTAAGACCATCACGATTTGAGTGGGTAGCAAACAATAGAGTTACATTTACAACAAATAAATTTGGCACAGAGGTCGAGCAATACTTTTTAGATGGAATTGCGTGCCCGATGACTGGGTTAAATTCCCTCATCACATTCCAAGGCCTAACACAAGGTGTATTACAAACCGCAGCACGTACAATACAAAGTGCATTAGATTTAGAAAAAGCGGCAGCTATATCTGCTGCAACACCAATGGCTACAGGGTTTATAAAAAACACAGGTGCAGATATGCCAGAAGCACAGGTACAAGGATTGTTAGCTGCCTGGAAGTCAGCACGTCAAAATAGAAGTACAGCATATTTAACTAGCACTTTATCTTATGAACCAGTGGGCTTTAGTCCTAAAGATATGATGTACAACGACAGTCAGCAATACTTAGCGACGCAAATTGCTAGAGCTATGAACGTGCCTGCTTATTACATATCTGCCGATATGAATAACAGTATGACGTATCAAAACATTATTGATGGTCGCAAAGAGTTTGTTGCTTATTCATTACAGCCATTTATTTGTGCGATTGAGGACAGACTCAGTATGGATGACGTCACCGCACGAGGACATTCTGTAAAATTTAAAATCGAAGAATCGTTTTTAAGAGCTGACACTATGAAGCGATTAGAAGCATTAGAAAAAATGCTTAATTTAGGTTTAATCGATATAGATGATGCAAAAGAAATGGAAAGCCTAACACCTAACGGAAGAGAACAAGACGATGATACTTACATTCAGTAGCCAAGTAGAAGCTGCCGATACAGAGCGCAGAATAATCGCTGGCAAAATTGTGCCATTTGAAGAAGTAGGCAATACCTCAGTAGGTAAAGTGGTCTTTGCTAAAGGCTCTATTGAGATCGGTGACCCAGGCAAGGTTAAGATGCTTATGCAACACAGTGCAGAGCGCCCTATTGGAAGAATGCAAAAATTTAATCAGGCAGAAGATGGCATATATGCATCATTTAAAATCAGCGCATCAATGCAAGGTCAAGATGCTTTAATCCTTGCAGGTGAGCAGTTAATCGATGGTTTGTCAGTCGGCGTAGATGTTAATAAGTCCGTACAGAAAAAAGATTATTTATATGTAACGAGTGCAACCCTACGTGAGGTTAGCCTGGTCGAATCACCTGCATTTAGTGCAGCGCAAGTAACTAAAGTTGCTGCTAGCGAAAGCGAAGCAGAGACACCAATCGAAACTAAAGAAAGCGAGGCTCCTGTGGAAGATTTAGCAACAGCGCCACAAGAAGCAAAGGCAGAGGCTGCTACTCCTACAGTAGAAGCCGCACGCCCAGTAATTACAGCACCACTTATCCAAACTTCTGTACGTTCACCAATCAATTCAATGGGATCATATACAGAGCATAAAATTAAAGCTGCTCTTGGTAATGATGATTCAAAACTGTACATAGCTGCAGCAGATGATTCATTCTCAACTAACCCAGCATTTAACCCAACTCAATACCTAACCGAGTTTGTAACTAATACTCGTTTTGGCACACCAACAATCGATGCTTGCTCACAAGGCACACTACCTGCAAGCGGTATGACCATTTCAGTACCATCTTTGGTTACTTCAGCGGGTGGCGGTACAGGTGTAGCACCAGTAGTAACTGTTGAAGCAGAAGCTGGCGCAGTGCAAAATACTGGTATGGAAACTGCTTACCTAACAGGTACAGTATCTAAGTACTCAGGTATGAACACACTTTCAGTAGAATTACTAGAGCGTTCAGACCCTAACTTCTATGCAGAGCTAACACAACAGCTACAAAACGCATATTTGACAACTATTGACACTGCAGCCCTTACTGCACTTATTGCAGCAGGTCAATATTCTTCAGGTTGCGATGCAGATTCAGCTGGCATTATTGAATTTACTAGCGATGCAGCTCGTAAAATTTATACAGGTACTGGCTACTTTGCACAAAACTATATTGCCAACCCATCACAGTGGCAATTACTCCTACAATCAACAGATAACACTGGCCGCCCAATTTATTCTGCATCGCAACCAATGAATTCAGGCGGAGATGTATTACGCACTTCAAATCGTGGAAATGTACTAGGACTTGATCTATACGTAGACAAGAATTTCACAGCTACAACCACCATAGATGATTCTGCTGTAATTCTTGCACCAGAAGCATTTACTGTATACCGCTCACCTCAGGCGTTTATGTCTGTTAACGTGGTATCTAACTTGCAGGTACAAGTTGCAATTTATGGTTATATGGCCACTATTGCAAAAATGCCTAACGGCATCGTTAAGTTCAACCTTAACTAAAAACAAATCAGTAATCTCTGGGGTTTAGTAGCCCTAGCCCCAGAGAGCTATTAGCAAAGGAGTAGAGATGCCAGCCCAATTTGTTACAGTTGCCGAGTTGAGGGCGAATCTTGGAATTGGTTCTCTCTACTCCGATGCAACAGTGGAAGAATGCTGTCAATCGGCAGAAGATTTAATTAGCCAATACTTATGGCATAACGATGCCCCAGTAGTAGCCACAGCATTACAAGATAACGTGGCAACACTTATGCTGTCTAATCCAAACGCATTTGTAACAGGTCAACAAATAGTAGTAAGCGCTTGTGGTTCAACATTTAATGGCACTCACACAATCACTGGCACAATACCGCCAAGCACAGGCACAACTAGCCTTATCCCAGTATTTATGTATCAATTTGGTCAAATTAATTACCCTAATGGTTATTCATTTGTGCAATATGCAAAAACAGCAGCCAATCAAAATTTTCATAAAGTAGTACCTTATGGCAACGCAAGAGGCCCAGAACACAAAACCCAATCTTATGCGACAACCCCTGCAATACGAGAAGCTGCGATGATAATTGCAGTGGACATCTGGCAAGCAAGACAAGTAAGCCAGACAGGCGGGGTCGGTATGGATGGGGTATCTGCAAGTCCTTACAGGATGGGGTACCAACTGATAAACAGGATCAGAGGCCTCATCCAACCGTATTCAAGTCCAGCATCTTTGGTGGGCTAATGGCAGCAATAAGCACCCTACGTGGCACGCTAGCAACCGCTTTAGCAAACGCTGGAGTTTGGTCTACCTTTAGTTTTCCACCTGCAACGTTGCTTGCTAATAGCGTGGTCGTAACACCTAGCGATCCTTACATCGTGCCAAGCAATAACAGCCAGACAGCCATCGCACCCTTGGCTAATTTTAAGATTTTAGTAACCACACCTGCATTTGACAATCAAGGCAACCTATTAGGCATAGAGAATTTTATTGTGGCAGTAGTAACTAAACTAGCGGCATCTACCCTGGTTTACAACATATCAAGTGTCTCCGCTCCAGCTATAACCAATGCAGCTAGTGGAGATTTATTAACCGCAGAGATCACACTATCAATCCTAACGAGCTGGAGTTAAAATGAGTACACACGAAGAAGACTTAGCCTTCTTGAAGAAGACAGGCCAAATTGCAAGCGCACCAAAACCAACTGCACAAACTAAGAAAGACGAGGAATAACAATGGCAATCTATTTAAATAATAACGTAGGTGTTAAGTTGGCTACCAATGCTGCGCCATCCACACCATCCATCGACATTAGCGCATATGTAACTAATGCCGTAATTAATCAGATCGTGGACGAGTTAGAAGTAACCGCTATGGGTGACACAGCACACAAGTTTGTTGCTGGTCTACAATCAGGCACATTTACTATTGACTTTATCAATGACTGGGCAGCATCTCAGGTTAATGAGACACTAAGCGCAGCCTTTGGCAAGACTTTATCAGTATCAGTAATTACTGTTAAGGGCACTACTGTGTCAGCAACAAACCCTACTTACCAATTCTCAATACTTGTAAATAACTTGACCCCAATCGGTCAGGGTGGCGTAGCCGAGGTTGCTACCTCATCTATCACATTTACAGTAAACTCCGCAATCACAGTGTCATCATCGGCACCATTTTAATTAAGGAGTAACAATGGCAAAGCTAAAGATAACAAGGGCTAATGGTGAAGTATCAGAGCATAAGATAACACCAGGTGTCGAGTACGCTTTCGAGTTAAAACGAGGTATGGGAATTAGCAAGGCCTTGCGTGAAGATGA